GATATACATTTGGTTGGCAAACTTGAGTGGTTTCACTGCTGGCGTATGACCAAAGATGAACGTGTCCGCTCCTTTGATTTCTTTTACGATCCCGTCTTGTGAGTTGCTGATTCGTTCGCGGTTCCAGATTACCTGCTGATGAACAACTGGCTTTCCAAACTCGTATTCGTCACAAGGATAATCGGCGTGGCAGATAACATATTTTTTACCTTTGCTCACCAGTTCAATGATTAACGGAAGTTCATCTGCTTTATGGGCAAGAGCTTTAGCCAGAATTTCTTTGTCGTAATCGAGATTAAAGAACCAGCCACCGCCATTAAGCAGCCAGTGATTGACGTTTCCACGCTCTGATAAGCCATCAATCATCATTTGCTCATGGTTTCCACGTACAGCTATGAACCAGGGGAATGTGATTAATTCCAGGCATTCAACGTTCTCTGTACCGCGATCGACCAAATCGCCAACCGAGATAAGCAGGTCTTTTTTGGTGTCGAATCCAATCGTATCCAGTTTGTTCATCAGGTTCGTGTAGCAACCGTGCAGATCGCCAACTACCCAAATATTTCGGTATTTGCTGCCATCAATTCTTTCGTAATAGCGCATCTCTTTCACTCCATCCGCGATGAACCATGAGAACGTCGTTGACGATGGCGTGCATTTTCCCGTCTTTATCATCAACGTATTTTCTTACCGTGCCGCGACTACATTTCAGTCTGCGTGCTACTTCTGTCTGGTTTCCGTATGCTTCAACGAGCATGTCTGGAATGGTTTTTACTGAGAACGTCATGCGGCCTCCAGTAGCTCTGTAATCATTGGCAAACTCCCGCATGTTTCAGTCACAACCAACACAAGCATTCCACCTTTAATCGCCTGATAGCGCTTGATGCGCATATCGTCTATCTGACCGTCATCCAGCCAGAAGCCCGCACTGGTGAGTGCGTCAAAAACGGCTTTGGGCAGATTGTCCAAATCTCGTTTGCGGTTATCGGGAGGTGCTGCGTGGATGGTTATTCTGATGCGAGGTGTGATTTTGATGTCTAGCTGTTGTTGCTGGATTAATTCGATTACTTCTTTTCGGTATCTCTTCCCCCAGTCGCTGATGTAGTGGATCCCTCTTGAGTGTCGCCAATATCGGTTGTTTGAAGGAGGCCACGGCAATTTTATTCGGTAGGTTTTCATGACTTAATCTTCCCCTCCTTCAGCAGTATCGCCTGCGTCCTGATTACGCCTTCGAGGTGGTAAAGTCTGGCGTCTTTGTTGTCGAGGTTATGGGTACGTCGATCGATTTCATCGTGACACGCGCTACAAGCCCATGCGCCGATCAGGTCGTCAGGCTTCATTCCCGTTCCGCAAATTCCAGCCATCCGGTAATGTGCCAGAACTGTAGTTTCAGGATTACCATTGCATACGCCGTAAATACGTACCTGGCATTCTCTGCCGCGCGCTTCTTTGCGTAGGTTAGCCATTAAGCAGCCTCCCCTGTTACTTTCAGCATTCCGTTATCGAGCAGCTTTCTGGTCAGCCACTGTTGACCACGGCCGGTGATTTTTGTGGTGAACGATATCTGTATTCCGTGATTTGTGTTGACCGCTGTTTCTTTCACTGTGAAATAGCCGCGATCCATATATTCCTGCATTGGCACATTGCGCCGGGAACCTGAAGCAATAAGGATTTTGTGATCGCGCATCCACGCAAACAGTTTGTTTGGACCAATTCCAACAACCTTTGCAAAGTTTCCAATCAAAATTCCGCTGGCCTCGCCAACGCGATCGGCAAACTCAACTTTAGGTGCGGCAATTGCGAGCTGGTTTTCCAGTTGCATTTTCTGCTCAGCAAGATCAGCAGCAAGGCGCAACGCTTCTGGTAGCGTTTTGGGGATATTAACCGCAGTTTCTTCAAGCTCTCGCCAACGGTCAACAAGACGAGCGGTGAATTCCGGCGACAACTGGGCTACAACGACAATACTGTCTCGCTTTCCTTGTTCGCCTTCGAATACATACACACAAAAACTTTGATTTAAGCCTAACCCATTGATTCTTCCACAATCCTCAATTTGAGGAAGCCGGATAACACCATTTTTAGCCAGCGTTTCGATGGTACGTTTCACATTGTCATGACGCTTACCAACCAACTCAGCGATTTCAATGCTTGTCATTTTGATGGCATTGCCATTTATTAACTCATTCATCGTCTTCTTCCTCGTACATTGAGCTATTCGGATCGCTCATCAGTTCTGCGCAGCAGTGCTCACACACGTGAACTTCCAGCACATGCAGCTTCTTACCGCAGTTAGCGCACGTTAAAGCTCGCTCGACACTTCCTTGTTCGTAACTTCGATTTTGGTCAATCACCTTGTTTTCCTCGCACGTTCTCTAAGCCACCGGATATCCCACAGGTGAGCCGTGTAGTTGAAGGTTTTTACGTCAGATTCTTTTGGGATTGGCTTGCATTTATTTCTGGAGCGCTTCGTTGGAAGGTATTTGCAGTTTTCGCAGATGATGTCGGTGATACTTCGTCGCTGTCGTCTCATGCTGCCCTCCTGACGCCCTGCCCGATCGCCATCAATGCCGCTTTGGATACGGTAGTAAACATCCGTCGAGGACTGATGAACGGTCGCCAAATCAGCAGCATGGAGCCTTTGCTGTTTCCCTTTTTCTCCAGCCCTGTCGATGGTTCGATAAAATTAATCCGTCCATCAGTGATAATACGAACTTCGTCAACACTCTCCAGAGCCTTGCTGAACCATCCGACTGACATATCCTCTGGCACAAGCATCACTACCGTCTGTCGCTGTTGTATGCACTGCTCAGCGGCTTTTTCCACCCACGGCCTGATATTGCTGTACGGTGGGTTATTCCAGATTGCACCGTGGCTTATCCACTCAGAATTGAGCGCGTTGTCAGCCTCAGTTAGCCAGTGAGCGCACAGAGCATTTTTGTCGCTCGCTGCCGAATCCAGCCAGAATCCAAACTCAATATCCAGTGCATCAAAAAGCCAGAGCGGCGTTTGCCAGCAGTCCTTGTCGTGTGCTGGCGTATTTGATTTGATAGTCATGCAGCACTGTCTCCCCATCTCGCTTTCCACTCCAGAGCCAGTCGCGCTTCGTCTGACCACTTAACGCCACGCTCTGTACCGAATGCCTGTATAAGCTCTAATAACTCCGCAAATTCGCTTACACGCATCCTGCTGGTTGACTGGCCTATTACCACAAAGCCATTCCCGGCAAGGTTAGGAACAACGTCCTGCTGCTTTAATGCTGCGGTAAACACACACTTCCAGCTTTCTGCATCCAGCCAACGCCCATGCCATTCAACCTGACGAGAGACGTCACCAAGGCAAGCCCAAAGCTTCCGATTCTGGTCTAAGCTGCGGTTGCGCTCCTGAATGATCACTACGATTGGCTTGGTTGGGTCTGGAAGGATTTGCTGTACTGCGTGAATAGCGTTTTGCTGATGTGCCGGAGATCGAATTTCAAAGGTTAGTTTTTTCATGACTTCCCTCTCCCCCAAATAAAAAGGCCTGCGATTACCAGCAGGCCTGTTATTAGCTCAGTGATGTAGATGGTCATCAGAATCCTCCTTTCTTCTTGGACTGCGGTTCCTCGCGTTCACGGCGGCGCATTTCAGCAGACTGTTGGTCTGTGTCATAAATAGCTCCATTTGCCTGAATGCAATACACCGTGCCGGTATTGCCATGACGATTGAGACGAAGGATTAGTTCGGTTTCACCAGGTGGAACACTGTCATCAAAAGCACCTTCACGATGGATCCCAACCCAATAATCGCAATCCTGTTCAATCTGCCCTGTATCTCGGGAGTCACTTGGTAATGGGCGTTTATTGGTTCGGCTTTCCAGTGCGCGGTTAAGCTGTGTCAGAAGCACAACAACACAATCAAGCTCTTTGGCAAGGTTCTTCAGTCCTTTGGTGATCATGCCGTAAGCAAGGTCGTTGCGATCGGCCTTCTCAGCGGTCATTAGTGTCAGGTAATCGACCAGAATCATGCCAACACATCCTTTTTCTCGCTTGATTCGACGACTTTCGCTGACGATTTGAGCCAGAGATAATCCCGGCGTGTCGTCGATGTAAAGCAGGTCGATTTCACTCAAGCGATTGGCTGTTTCGATCGCCCTGTTGAAGTCACCATCGTAATCACCCTGATAGCCGTCATCAGCGTCATTTGTCGCCGGAAGGTAAAAAATATTCGGGTTAACACCAGACTTCTGCCCTACCAGTTTTTCCAGTATCTGATCACCTGGCATTTCAAGGCTGAACATCAAAGCGGGCTTTTTCTCATGCACTGCGCAATTGATTGCCATCTGGCTGTATAGCGTCGTTTTCCCCATCTTAGGGCGAGCGCCAATGACAAACAGAGAGCCTTTCACCAGACCTTTCGGTGACAGCATCCTGTCCAGCGATGGGATCCCTGTGCTCATTCCCCGTTGTTCGCCTGATGGGTCAAATCGCTTCTCAAGGTCGCTAACCCAGTCTTCCATGACCTCACCAAATGAACGAAGGCCGCGACGCGATCCGGTTTTTGCATGGTCTGTCAGTTGCGTGAAAATCGACTGAATAGCTTCGTACTTCTGCGTTGCAGTCATTCCGTTGCGGGAATAGAGCAATTCCGTCGCTTCAGTCATGCGGTTGATGGCGTAGCGTTCCATTGCGGTTTCACGAACCTGCATTGCATAGGCAACGATGTTTGCTGCGCTTGGCGTGTTCTTTGCGATCTCAGCGATATAAGCAAAACCGCCAACAGACACAGTTAACGATTTACGCTCCAGTTCATCGAAAAGCGTCAGGCCATCTACTGGCTTTTGCTCCCGGTGCATTCTGGTTATTTCTTCGAAAAGGATTTTGTGTGGCCGGCTGTAAAATGAATCAGGCTTCAGCATCGCCAGAACCTTCTGGACGCGCTCACTGCTGTCATCATCCAGAAGCAATCCACCAATCACCGCCTGCTCTGCCTCGATGCTATGGGGCGGCGCATAAAAATTATCGGTCATCGTGTTCACCCTCACGAACTTTCAGGTAGGTATTATCGTTAAGCAGGAAATCAAATCCCTTTTTGTGCCAGACAGTTCCGCGTTGATGGTTTGGACGCTCTTCGAACATCCATCGGCAATTTTCGCCTACGTAGCTCAAATAATTTCTCCAGTCCTGCATCGTGAACCCATGTCCGTCAAGCTGGCGGGTTATCACTCCGGCTTTGCGCCAGAACGTTCGGATCTGGTTTTTACGCTTGTCATTCAGTGCGCGGATTCTTGGCGCTTCAGGAAGGATTTCGTGGTAAGCATCGACAACATCCTGACAGCTGACGGAAGGTTTTTTCTTGTCAGACTTTTTGTCTGCTGTAGCACTCTCTAATACGTCAGTATTAGAGATATTATTTATATTATTGTTTATGGACAACTGTTGGACAACCGTTGGACAATCTCCGCTGAGAGCCGCACCATTACTGGTGTTTGCGTTGGACAACTGTTGGACAACCGTTGGACAATTTTTTGCCTGAAAATCGTCATATTTAACGATTGTAAACAGGCTAAATTTCTTCCCCATCGAGCAAATATTAAGCATACCTTTCGACTCAAAAGTCCGTAATAAGCTCCGAACTTTGTTGTCGGGGATGAATGTTTCTCTGACCAGCGACGGGCGTCCAGTTATCATCTGACCGCGATCAACAGTTATCGGACCGATATCCGTATTGACGACAGTAGATTCGTGATTAGCCTTGAGGATTAAGTGAAGCCAAAGATGTACTGCCTGAGAGTCCTTATAGAGCCTGCTGTCCATAAACTGGCGGTGTATAGAGACATACCCCATACTGGATGCCTCCTGATGTTGTACAGGGTTATGCCTGTAATCAGCTAACTTAACGACGCCCATGTTTCACTCCTACTTTGGCTAGTCTGTAAACACCAACAAGGCGCTCTGCGAACGCCCTGTTATTTGCTGCGGCTACCACTAATCCCTCAGGTGAATCAGGGTGTCGAATCTCTTCTTTTTCCTGGTATTTCTTACGACGTTTTGTCATAATTACTCCTGTAGATTGATCCAGTAATGACCTCAGAATTGCATATCAATTTGCTTAAAATCCTCGGTGGCGGCCGGGGATTTTTTCTTTGTGATTCCATCCAATGCATACTTAAAAGCCCTGCTAATCGGACTGATGTCTGATGCCATTCCGAAAGCACACAAGACCGAAGCAATAAACCTCCAGTCCGTTCTGCTTATCTTCGATTCATGACAGCCAATCATCTTTGCCAGACCGCGCTGGGTAAGCGTTGACAGGTTGATGAGTAAATCAGTTTCAGCGCGATCAATTTCTCGCTGTGTTGGCTTGCTATAACTTGCTTGTGTCATTTGTTAATTTTCCAATAGTGAATAGTTAGTTGAAAGGTATGCGTGGAAACGCATATGGCCTTAGTTGGTCAGATATCTTGGGGCTCGCTTTGTCAGCGACGTAGGACGAATGTCCATTGTGAAAAGAGCGGTGTTACTTATGCAGTTGTTTTTTTGTTACTTGGGAAGGGCTTTATTTCTTCCGCATAAACGCTTCCATCAGCGTTTATAGTTAAAAAAATCTTTCGGCCTGCATGAATGGCCTTGTTAATCGCGCTTTGATATACGCCGAGATCTTTAGCCGTCTTGGTTTGCCCAAAGCGTATTGCATAATCTTTCAGGGTTATGCGTTGTTCCATACAACCTCCTTAGTACAGGCAACCATTATCACCGCTAGAGGTAAAATAGTCAACACGCACGGTGTTAGAAGTTTATCCCTTGCGGTGATAGATTTAATGCATGAGCGCAAAAAAGAAACCGTTAACACAAGAGCAGCTTGAGGACGCACGTCGCCTTAAAGCTATTTATGAAAAAAAGAAAAATGAGCTTGGCTTATCCCAGGAATCTGTCGCAGACAAGATGGGGATGGGGCAGTCAGGTGTTGGTGCTTTATTTAATGGCATCAATGCATTAAATGCTTATAACGCCGCATTGCTTGCAAAAATTCTCAACGTTAGCGTTGAAGAATTTAGCCCTTCAATCGCCAGAGAAATCTACGAGATGTATGAAGCGGTTAGTATGCAGCCGTCACTTAGAAGTGAGTATGAGTACCCTGTTTTTTCTCATGTTCAAGCCGGGATGTTCTCGCCTGAGCTTAGAACCTTTACCAAAGGCGATGCGGAGAAATGGGTAAGCACAACCAAAAAAGCCAGTAATTCTGCATTCTGGCTTGAGGTTGAAGGTAATTCCATGACCGCACCAACAGGCTACAAGCCAAGCTTTCCTGACGGAATGTTAATTCTGGTTGACCCTGAGCAGGCTGTTGAGCCAGGTGATTTCTGCATAGCCAGACTTGGAGGTGATGAGTTTACCTTCAAGAAACTAATCAGGGATAGCGGTCAGGTGTTTCTACAACCACTAAACCCGCAATATCCAATGATCCCATGCAATGAGAGTTGTTCCGTTGTGGGGAAAGTTATCGCCAGCCAGTGGCCAGAAGAGACGTTTGGGTGATTGTTTTATTTTTCACGTAATAGGATGATTTATGACACAATTTCAACTTGCATTAATCGCTAGAGAAGTTGATGGAGAAGTCATCCATCTTCGCACCAAAGACGGATACATCAATGCCACCGCGATGTGCAAGTCTGCGGGGAAGCTACTTGCTGACTATACACGACTAAAAACAACACAAGATTTTTTTGATGAATTATCACGCGATATGGGGATTCCCATATCGGAGTTAATTCAATCATTTAAAGGCGGAAGAGCAGAGAATCAAGGGACTTGGGTTCATCCAGACATCGCAATTAATTTAGCTCAGTGGCTATCTCCAAAATTTGCAGTGCAAGTATCGAGATGGGTGCGTGAGTGGATGTCAGGTTAAAGAGCGCCTGCCGAACTCCCTATCCACCTTAAGCGGTATATGACAAACCGAGGCAGAGTTCCTCATACGCACTTTTCTATGCTTAATGAACTGACGTTTAACTTGGTTGCGCCACTTGAACAGGCCGGATATACGCTGCCAGAAAAAATGGTCCCTGATATTTCAGAGGGTAGGGTTTTCTCGCAATGGCTCCGTGACAACCGGGGGGGTGAGCCGAAGACATTCCCAACATATAACCATGAGTACCCAGATGGCCGGACATTCCCGGTACGTCTATACCCAAACGAATATTGCAGATTTCAAACAATACTTCAACGAAGTGTGGCTGCCTCAGTACGCTCCTAAATATTTTGCTGAACGAGACCAAAGGGCATTGACGTTGATTGAGAAAATCATGCTACCTGACCTTGATTCCTAAATGTTATTCCCGGCCACAGAGCCGGGTTTTCTTTGCCTCACGATCCCCCTCACCCAAGAACACATAACCAATTGTATCTATTTGAAAATAAATAGATACAACTCACTAAACATAGCAGTTCAGATCTCTCACCTACCAAACAATGCACCCCTGCAAAAAATAAATTCATATAAAAAACATACAGATAACCATCTGCGGTGATGAATTATCTCTAGCGGTGTTGACATAAATACCACTGGCGGTGATACTAAACACATCAGCAGGACGCACTACTCACCAGGGCGGTGAATATACAACGATTCAAATATGAATCTACGGCGCTGACAAAGCGCAATAACCAAAGTGAACTTTGGGGTGAATGCAGAAGCTAACCTTCTCGGCGGAGGCGCTTTGCAATGATTACGCTACCGGAGTTAGTCGCCCGGCTGTATTCACCGCCAAAGTTCACCAGGAGGTCTATATGACACGCAGAACTCAGTTCAAAGGCAATTCACGTTCTCGTCGTCGTGAGCGTTTAAAGGCAAAGGCATTAGCTAACGGCGTACTGGCCCGCGAAGAAGCAATAAGTTCAGAAGTATTACACCGCCCTACTCTAAGCAGAGCGCAGATTCAGGCTAAAGGTACTCACGAAACGCCTGAGCGCATAGAAGACGCTAAGCCAATTAAGTTCATGGCACAGGACGTGATCTGGCAACAGAAAGAATACAGACGCAATCTGGAGAGAGCGGCCATTGTGTACGCGAATGAGTTTGGACATAAGCAACCAGAAACTGGTGTATGTCTTCCAAATGTAGCTCTTTACGCAGCAGGATACCGGAAATCAAAACAACTGACGGCGAGATGACTTGTGTTGGTCGCCAGAAAATAAAATTAGGCAGCAAACCACTTATTTGAGGTGATATATGGAAGAAGAATTTGAAGAGTTCGAAGAGCATCCTCAGGATGTGATGGAACAATACCAGGACTATCCGTATGACTACGACTATTGATAAAAATCAATGGTGTGGACAATTCAAGCGATGCAATGGATGCAAGCTGCAATCGGAATGCATGGTTAAGCCTGAAGAAATGTTTCCTGTAATGGAGGATGGGAAATATGTCGATAAATGGGCAATACGAACGACGGCAATGATTGCCAGAGAACTTGGTAAACAGAACAACAAGGCTGCCTGATGGTGGCCTTCATTTTTGGCATAAACAACAGAATAAACACTGCACTGTGTATTCATTCCAACGAGTGAATACACGGAGCAATGTCGCTCGTAACTAAACAGGAGCCGACTTGTTCTGATTATTGGAAATCTTCTTTGCCCTCCAGTGTGAGGGCAATTTTTTTGACGGAGGAATTATGAAAATTACAGATATTCTGGTTAATCCAGATAATTACGACCAATTCAATATCTCTACTCAATCAGTTGATTTGGGTTGTGCAACTGTCAGCGCATGGCTACTTAATGGTAAACAGTTGGATAAATGCCTTGATGCACATATGACGGTTAACAGCTTCCTTGCAGAAAAAACACACTGGCAAGATGCTGGAGGGAAATATGCTGGATGGCTTGAAAGCATGGGATTTGAATATCAATCTGATGAAGGTTGGTGGAGCCTTATAGCTGTAACGCCTGAGACAATAGAATGCTTCGTTAAATACTCAAACGACGATGACTATAAACACCAGGTGGATTCTGCGATAGAAAGATACAAAAGAAAATCGTTCAACCACGAAATATCATCAGTTCTTGATTTCATAGAAATCTTCAAATAAGCCGCCAAGCGCGGCTTTACCGCATACCAATAATGCTTCACGAGAGGCATTTTCGTTATGCAATCAAACAGAAGGAGCATCCTATGCAACAGTTCGCTATTGCAGGGGCGGCATCGGTTCGCCCTTTCAACCCGATTTTATCGGTGCAGCATTCACGAAAAAATATTTTAACCGGAGCAGACTTTAAACAACCAAGAATGAAAAGCTTGCTCGAAAAGCTTTGGGATATTTTGAAACAACAAGGCCGCCCATGAGTTTTACAGATAACTGGTCAGACGAAGAATTCATTCGTCAGATGAAAGATTTAATCGGTAACGAAGGAGATATTCATGTCACTTGCAACCACAGTGAAGGAGAGCAAGTTACAGAGACGCATGTACACGCAGAAAGCTCTCTGGTATCGCCATAATGGCGACCGCGAAGGAATGCGGGTATGCCTTAATTTGTCCCGAGTAGAAGTATTAAATCAGCGTTATTTCCTTGGGCCGTGTCCATTCTGAGAACAATCATATGAGCAAAGAATTTTATGCAAGACTGGCAGCTATTCAGGAGAATCTGAACGCGCCAAAGAATCAGTACAACTCATTCGGTAAATATAAATACAGAAGCTGCGAAGACATTCTTGAAGGCGTTAAGCCGTTACTGAATGGCCTGTTTTTATCAATCAGCGATGAAGTTGTGTTGATTGGTGATCGGTATTACGTGAAAGCCACGGCAACTATTACCGATGGCGAAAACAGTCATACGGCAACCGCTCTCGCAAGAGAGGAAGAAAGCAAGAAAGGAATGGATTCTGCACAAGTTACTGGAGCTACAAGCTCTTATGCGCGCAAGTATTGCCTTAATGGTTTGTTCGGCATTGATGATGCGAAAGATGCAGATACAGACGAGCATAAACATCAGCAGAACGCAGCAGCAAAGCAATCAAAACCATCACCTACACCTGAACAGGTTCTAAAAGCATTCACTGACGCAGCAATGCAGAAAAACACCGTGGAAGAGCTTAAACAGGCGTTCGCCAAAGCGTGGAAGATGCTCGAAGGCACACCGGAGCAGCACAAAGCGCAGGACGTTTACAACATCAGACGAGACGAATTAGAAGGAGCGGCTGCTTAATGGCACATTCGATTACTGTAAGACTAAACAAGCCCGCAAGAGAGTTTCAGGCCGGGGAAAATATCGGATTCAACATCCGTGCTGGCGTTCAGTATTACGATCGCCAGACAAAAAAGAAAGAATGGATAAACTACAGCGCCGTTGTATTTGCCAAGCCGGGAGCGCAAGCGGATTACTACCGTAGTGTTCTTGTTGAAGGTGGAATTGTGGAAATTACCGGAGAAAACATCAGGGTTGATGTTTATCAGGGGCAAAATGGTCAATCAATCACTCTTGAATTACTGAATGCAAAGATTGGATTTGCAGCTTCAGGAAATGGCCCGCAGCGGCAAAGTAGTAACCAGCAGAACACTCCTGTATACGACGATTCCATCCCATTCTGATTTAGAACAATAAGGATTTAATTATGCCAGCGCCTCTGTATGGTGCGGACGACGTGCGCCGCTGTTCCGGCAATTCCGTATCGGAGGTGCTGGATAAATTCAGAAAAAACTACGACCGGATAATGTCTCTACCGCAGGAAACGAAAGAGGAAAAGGAATTTCGCCACTGTATATGGCTTGCAGAGAAAGAAGAACGCGAGCGAATTTACCAGACATCAATCCGACCATTCCGCAAAGCCACATATACCCACTTCCCTGAAATTGACCCGCGCCTGCGTAATTACCGCTCACGTTATGGCGCTATCAGTAATGACTGAGGAATTTACCATGAGAGGACTTGCATACAATCCCGGCATTCTTCCGGCAGAAATGATTATTCGCCAACGCGTAAAGCCAATGCCATCGAGAGAGGAATTACTTAAGAGAAATTCTTTTCCATCAGTGAATGAAAACAAATATCTGAATGCGATGTGGCGCAAAGGAGGCAGCCAGTGACTAACCGTTTTTACATGATGTGCTCGCGTGAAACTGTGGGCAATAACGCTTCATTCCATTGCCATAACGGCAATGGTTACAGTTCTGATATCGATCGCGCTCATGTTTACACGCTGGAAGAAGCCCAAAAAGCCTGGAATTGTGGGCGAGATATCGATCAGCCTGTTTGCGCTGATAGCGTGGATGCAATGGCAGTGTGGCACGTTGATTGCCAGTACATCCCTACAGAAAGCCTGATTGAGTCAGATTGCACTGCGTATGTGGCCTACAAAAAAGGTAGCTGGAACGGCAACGATGTTTACTGGCTTCAACACGGTGGATTGCCAACAGATGACTTCAGTAAAGCGACCATCTTTAGCGTCGCCAACAAAAACGAACCAGGAATAGTTTGGTTGCCATTTTCCATTGCTGATGCAGCAAAGCGCAGGACGTTCAATATCAATAACTTTAACCGCAGAACAATGGTTCAGGGCGCAGGTTTGGTCATGCCTGACTGGTTGAAAGAGCAGAACAGAAGAAAGAAGTCGCGAAGCGGGAAGGTGCGTTGGAATTGTCCGCATTGCGGAAAAATCTCCTGGCAGTACAGCCCATATGATTTTGAAGGCTGTAGTGATTACAACTGTGAAGGATGGCGAGAATGACAATTGACTATCAGGCACTGCGTGATGCGGCAGAAGCAATAAAAATAGCAGCCACACCACAAAAATTGCTGGCATTTCGTATGAAGGTCACACCTCAGGTTGTGCTGGCACTACTGGATGAACGGGAAAGAAACCAGCAATACATCAAACGCCGCGACCAGGAGAACGAGGATATTGCGCTAACGGTAGGGAAGCTGCGTGTTGAGCTTGAGGAGACAAAATCAAAACTCAACGAGCAGCGTGAGTATTACGAAGGTGTTATCTCGGATGGGAGTAAGCGCATTGCAGAGTTAGAAAGTGATTCTCAGGCACAAAAATTAGTTGAAGCAATCATTGTTGCGATAGAAAACGAACAGGAACGTCTTTTTGATGAAGATTACCTAATGGATTCGAAAGAATGCATTGACGTAATTAGTGAAGAAGTAAAGCGATGGAATGATTCCCGCGCCGCTGGCATCAAGGAGGAGTCTGAGTGATGGTCATTTCACCTATAACGCTGAAAGCGGCGCAGGAATTTATCGCACAGCACCACCGACACAATAAACCACCAGTGGGGCATAAATTCAGCATTGGTCTGAGAAATAATGCCGGAGAATTGATAGGTGTGGCGACAGCTGGTCGACCTGTTGCACGACATTTGGACGATGGATTAACGCTTGAAGTAAATCGCACATGTACCACAGGAGAACGCAACGCTAACAGCGCGCTTTATGGTGCTGTCTGGCGGGCAGCAAAGGCTATGGGTTATCAACGTTGTATTACGTACACCCAGGCAGATGAATCAGGAGCATCTCTTCGCGCAGCTGGTTTTGTTCGTGTGAAAGAGCTTCCTCCAAGAAAAAGCTGGGCGGAATCAAGCGTCGCCATGCGGAGTAAGCGCGATCCGGTCGGAAACGGTGGTGTTCCTCGTGTGCTCTGGGAAATCAGGAGAATGAGTACCACTGGCATTCGCATCAAAGGAGAGTGATATGGCAACTTTGACAAAAAAAGAACAAGCATGGTTGAGCGAATTACAGGACGTTCTTGATCGCTGTCCATCACCGAAAAAAATTGGTTTTTACACCATTGGCGATAAAAGCATTTACCTTTATGACCTACGCCGCATGGATGAAATCATGGAGGCTCTTGATAATCGTTCGTCGGTGGATTGGTGTGTTGCTGTCCATGATATGAATGCCGGATTTGATGAAAAGATTTTATTCCCCTCATCAGTTGAAAGCACAGCAGGATAAGGACTAACACATGACAACGTTCACCGACAAAGAACTGATTAAAGAAATCAAAGAGCGTATAGGCAGCCTGGACGTCCGAGACAATATTGAGCGTCGGGCTTATGAAATCGCACTGGCATCGCTGGAAGCAGAGCCTATTGGCGCATTCCACATTGCAGAACAGCAAGTTGACGGCACAAGTGACTACATCAAGGATGGGGAATGGCCTATTGATAATGGGATTATTGAAGTCTACGCCGCTCCGCCAGTACCGGTAGTACCTGCTGCATTACCTGAGAACGACGATGAGGATGGGCATGACATTGATTATCTTGAGCCATCTGAAGTTTACGCGCTTGGGCGAACAGCTGGCTGGAACGCCTGCCGCGCCGCCATGCTTCAGGGTAAATCCGAACAACCACAAAACGCACAACAAAATATTCCGGAAAATATTCCCGGTGGCAACTCTCCGGTAACTCCTGATGGTTGGATAAGCTGTAGTGATCGAATGCCAAACGAAGAAGATGTTTTGGTTTATTGCTCAGACACTAAAGAGCAGATGGTAGGGTTTCACAAAGGTAAAGGGTTATTTCAATTCTTTTACATGAATGGTGTTGAGGGGGTATGTGAGCCGTCACACTGGATGCCGCTACCAGAGCCTCCACTTTGAAAGCGAAGCTTATACATATCTTTTACATCAGCAATCTATTGTTAATCTCCAATCAATGTTACGTTGTCATCTCACTCATGCTTTGGAGGTAGTGATATGTCTTGTCCAAAATGCGGTTCTGGAAATATTGCAAAAGAAAAAACAATGCGTGGATGGTCTGATGATTATGTGTGCTGCGATTGCGGATACAACGACTCTAAAGACGCATTTGGAGAGCGTGGTAAAAACGAGTTTGTCAAAATTAATAAAGAAAGCGAAGGCAACGAAAAAAGCTAATTTATTTATTCATATATGAAAACAATGTAACCAATATTCGAATTGAAGAACTGAAAGAACACCAAGCCGCCTGATGGCGGTTTTTTATTGGAGACAAGAAATGTCAGATTTGGCTATGAAGGTTTTGAAATGGCAATCGACTGGCGATGTCGGCATCAGTAGCGCAACTATTGCCTCAATCGCATGTGGACTGAAAAAGAATATCTATGGTCATCACTTCGGCGCTCCACATGACGCAGCAGATTTCCGACGATGCGTTGCACTTGTTGAGCAGATTCCAGAAATCAGAGATTCATTCGACAAGGTTGCAAAGCGCGTTCCGGCATTCAAAGGAATCCTCAACGAATGGGATTCACTCGTTGCTCTGTTGAAGTCTGAAATGAAGACGTACGGGAACAAAGCACCAGAGACTTACAGAAGAATCAGCGAGCTACGCAAGGACTAAC